CCTGCACCACTAAGGTGTATGTAAATTAATACCATTGTTTTAGGTGTAACATGAGGTTGCTAGCATAACGGATCTAAGACTTGGTGTGTCTCCTAGATTGACGTAGTGCGAGCGCCCAAGCTCTCTCGTTGCGTCTCAAAGTGGCATTCCCGAAGGAATTTGCCTGATTTGCAACAGATTCGGGGAGGAGGTAGAACGTGGCCATGTCCAGGAATTGGCAATCAGTATCGGACAACGTTCTAACAGCGGGGGCAGGGATTAGCTGCTGCCAGAGGCTACGACAGATTATCGGCTGATAGGGACGGATTCGGCGAGGAAGGAGTAAACGACGAGTACGAAATAACTCAATGCAATGGAGATCCTCCTTAGAGGGACCATACAAAGGAGCCACATCAACATCATCAGAATAACCGACACTCTCCAAACCAACACCCCCCCACGACTCACTGACATACCACGGAACGAACACAGACTTAAGAGATTCCTCGTTCTTCTTCAGAAAGAGTTCGTGGATTCTCAAACGCAAATGTACAGGACATGTTGACATGAGGTCTCGATGAATTGATCCGAGACCCCAGGTTAACCCATCATCTTCACTTTCATCGACTACAGCCGGAACCTGTCCCGCAATCGAACGACCAAGACCGTTAACAAGACCCATATTCACAAACGGAATACGAGAAAAGTAGTGACCATTGAATTCATAAGAAGCAGAATTGATATTGGCATACACCGGGTGACTATAGACTTTGCCCTGGGACGGTTCGAGACCAAACATGGCCGCGATCGACTCCCAGATAGGTCTGAAAGACTCGGGTGCATCTATAATGCAATCATCACCATTCACGAGAGCAGGAAGCTCATCAAGAGAAACAGTGCGACCAACCGTACGTTCATAGCTAACCCGAACGCACGCTGCATTACCGATACATAGAACAATGAAAGAGACAACAGAACCCATAAGTTGGCCATTCTTCTGAAGTCTAGGTTTCCGATCGTGTTTTGACTTTCGGATCCTGTGACCAGTTAATGCTGCCATGAATTTACGTTGTGTGTGTCGTTGGGAGGACAATACTGTGTTATAAAGCTCTGTGACAATCTGATTGCTACAGAGAGGCCGGAACCCATCGGTCGCGGCAGAATAATCCAGGGAATGAGGTATCGTTACTTCAGACTCAGGGCGAGGCGCCGGGCGGACTACTTGATTAACAAGCCTGTCCTGATCTAGCGTATTGCCTGTGAGATAGAAAACACGACACTTCCTCATAATACGATGAAGATACTTTTGAATTGGTTTAAGACAAAAATAAGTCAAAGGAGGACCTTTAGATATAACACGAACTTTAAGTGCTTCAGAGAGAGCCACTAAAGTAACATCCATCCCATCCTCATACTCCGCTGCGGAAGAAACGCGGACATACAGTTCCTTATATATGTCCTTAACAGTGGCCATAAAGACCTCTGAAAGCTTATAACGTTTCTCCCCCTCCTCCTCTATCCTCCC